GCAGGGACGGGTGCGGCTTGAGCCACGGGAGCTGGAGAACCAAAAATTCCAACTCCTTTTTGATAAGTTGCCTTATCTAAAGGATTGAAATAAAAGTTGCTTTGGCCAGGGATTGGAGTGTAATCTCCTTGCTTCCTGTTCCCGTAGGCTGCAACACCTCGGAACGATTGAGCGCCCTTGGACCTTTGGAACTGTTCACCCACTAAAGCTGGGTTGTTGACGATATTGCGTAATCGATCAAACTCAGCTTGACCGCCAAGAACCTTTGCTCCGAAGGAAGGGTCGGCTAATTGCTGCATTGAATAATCAAATACAGCTTCGTATTGCCCAGGGGATTTGGCGATGTTGCGAATGTCAACACCACCCCAGCCACCTTGCAGGCGGCGAGCAAGAACATTGGCTGCCACTGCAGCAACATCCTGGCCTTTGCCTCCACGGAAACCTTCCAATCCGGAAAGCACAGTAAGAGTGTTTAACTCTTCTGGCTTTAAACCAAAAAGTTGTTGTACGGTCCTGGGTGCCATTATTAGGACCTCCTCTTTAACTTCTGTAGGAGTTGGTAAGCAACCCCAGGATTTTCCGTTGCCCACTGATTCAAGGCTTCCGGTGTCATCCCACTTGCACCTCCAAGATCTTGCAGCTGTCTCTGAAGAACTTGATCCTTCAGCATGCTCCTACCCAATTGCTGCTGGCCCTCATAGAAGGAAGAAAGGGGGACACTTGTAGGAGCAGCGTACTGCTGAGCAGCGTTAAGTACTTCTTGAGAGAGTGCGCGTTCTTGAACATTTTGACGTTGTGCGGGGACACCGGCCCCAGTAGACACAACTCCAGGTCCTAATGATGTGGGTGCTGAAGGGGTCTGTCGTCCGGCTTGCGATCCCGCCCCTGCCCCCGAAAGCGGAGGAGGGAGGATCGGTGCTGGTGGCGAAGTACCACCAACAGGAGTCTGACCCATTCCTTGATATTGCGCAAAGCGAAATGACCGATCTCTTGCGCCGCTGTAATCAGGTGCTAATTCCCCAGGATTAACAACTGGTCTGTTTTGAATTGGTGTAACGCGTGGATCTTTGCGTGGGTCATAAACCAATCCTTGATCCTGAAGAATCCCGGTTAAACCACGACTTGCTTCGATCAAAGGTGTGGGATCTGCCAGGCCCCATGCCATACCACCCATTCCGCCAAGGGCTGTTGCACCACGCAAACCAGTTGCACCACCGGGAGCCAGATTGCGAACTAAACTTCCAACTTGACCAAAACCAGATTGTCCTGTTAAAGCACGCGCTGCTTTTTCAGAGGTGCCACCAAACTGCTTCAGGAATTCACGACGCAAAGCAGGGTCACGCATGAAAGGTCCACCGAATCCGGTTGGGCTGACCAGTGCTCCCTGAAGACCTGTAGCAACTTGACGTGCGCCTTGTACTGCATCACCAATGACAGGTGCTTTAAGGGCTCCTGTTGCATACTGCTGAACGCTACGGGCAAGTTGTGGCGCAGAACCTGCAGCTTCCTGAATGGCTCGATTAACAATACCAGCCTGAGCCGAACGCTGAAGACCAGCTGGCATCCCCGCCACGTCGGTAATCAGACCAGTAAAACGAGCTGGGATATTGCCAAAGCTTGCACCTGCAAACTGACTAGGCAATCCACGCTGGAGAACATTTTCAGCCTGTGCGGCCAGTGCTCTGTACGTTTGTGGGTTGGTTGCTGTGTCAGCAACCTGCTTAACAACCTTAGGTGCTGCCTTAGCGCCAAACCCCTGGACAGCCCGCAGAGCTGCTGGGCCACCACGCATGAACATCTGGAGAAATGCGTTACCCATTAGCGCCAAGCCTCATGAAGATAAATACGAGAACCCACTGCAGTATCAGCTGGACCAGGTAGAGCTTGAATAAATTCCGCACCTGATCGCTCATATCGATACCTGGCTTGGAAGGGATCCTTGTAGTTTGGAACATACAAGATGTTGGCTAAACGATCTGTTTCATACAGGTAGATCTCATTCCAAACCTTAAGGGCTTCCTTGGCGTTACTCGACCGAATTGTACGGTCAACGTCACCAGCGATGCTTTCTAAACGCGTGGAAGGAGATGTTGCTACTTCTGTTTTCTTTTCTGCGGTATCACAACGACCAATCTGGATGATAATCTTGTCGTAAAAATATGAATCCGGGACTGTATTCATAGCCTCTTCCAGACGAGCGTAATCACCCGCCGGGACAGAAACTGTGAAGTAACCCAGGTGATACCTGACCCTACTTTTATCGAAGTCAGATAATTGCACTTCTATCGTCCAGCATCAATTAATTATAGTTCTAGAAAATCAATCACAGCCGAAAGAATTGGTTTGTGGCATAGCGTTGACCCTGGAGATATGGATCTTCACCGGTAAATTGTGAAAGGAAGTTTTTAGGTGTCAACACTTGCTGCATCATGCCGCCAATTAAACCTTCCTTCATTTGCTCCATAAGTGTCTTAGGTTTTTCTTTCTCCCCAAGAACACTGATCAACGCATCAATCAACTGACCTTGCTGAGTTTTATTTGCAATTTCATTCTCAACAAAAGCTTGGGCTAGTGCTTGAGATGTGGCTGAATCTCCCCCAAAGCTTGCATCACTTTTGCGTGTTGTTGCAGCTTGAGGAAGCTCGCTCAAGTGAAATGTTTGAAGCTCATAAGGGCCAGTGCGCAACACGGAAACGTTTCCAGCATTTCCCATGCCAGCATGAGTAGAAATAGAACCTTGGCCAAGAAAGCGTAATGCGGTGCCTTCGGGAAAAGCGTAATCTTCTCCCCCGTGATTCGTAGTAGCACCAGGGACAGGAGCTTCCCTAGGACCCATGCGACTTGTGATTTGTGTCGCAGGATTTAAAGTAAAACCTTGTTTTTCTGGATTATAAACAGAACGCCACTGCTCTTCGTTGGGTAAACGAAATTGCAAAAACTGTCCAATATCTTTACGTGCAATTGAAAGGGGAATTCGTTTCCCGTCTTTGGTTAATTCAAAATGAGCATGGGGACCACTGGAACGACCAGTGGAGCCAACCTTACCTTTGTATAGAGCTGGACCGGCCATATACTTTTCTTTTTATTGTAAAACGAAAAAACCCCTGGTTTCCCAGGGGCTAGAAGCGTAAGATGTAATTAAACTCGGATCAAGTCAGCTGCCAATACGGCGTCCCAATCAACACGTTTGATCTGCCTGAGCTGCTCTAAGTTGTTGAACCTCTCACCCGATAAGGACATCTGAAGGTCTTTGATTTCTCGGGCAGTCTTCAAACCAATACCCTTAATATGATCTGCGATCATTTGGGCGGTGGCGGAATTGATGTTCAACCGCGTTTCCGGAGGAAAAGAGCGGGGTTCCTCTTGTGCAGCCTTGTCTTTAATCTGAAGAGTTTTTACTTTTTTGGTTGCCGATTCGTCAGGAATAAGTTCAGACTTGTAAGCGGTATAAACGCGACCGTCTTGGTCTTCGACCATGAACCAATCGCCGTTATCCCACTCGCTAACGATCTTTACACGCGCACCTGTTTTTTTGTGCTGGTAAAGCATTTCGGCAACAGTAGACATAGGACCAGAAGTTATCTGGTCCTAGTTTAACTCAATCAGCTGACTGTGCGGCCCAGGAGATAGCCGTCGATGTCTTCGTAGCCAGGGGCTTCATCCGGCTGGATGTAGCACACTTCAACCACGAAGTAGCCCTTGCGGCCAGCGTTGGCATCATCGCTAGAGATGTACCAACCACCCGAAGTAGTGGTGCCGGTGGTGGTGCCACGGGCGAACACCTTGAAGGTGGTGGCGCTGGTCAGCTGTTCATAGATGACGGTAGGGCCAACGGTACCGGTAGCAACCAGCAGTGGGTTGGCGCTGTAAGCAGCGGAGCCAGCGGCGAAGAAGATCTCGCCACCCTGGGAACCAGAAGTAGTCGAGGTCAGGTTGGCCTGACCAACAGCTTCGCCATCACCAGAGACAGACACAGGAGCGTTGCTGCTGCTACGGCAGAAGGTGATCACGTTGCCGGTGGCAGCGTACACACCAGAGGACACGCGGCCGTCACCCCAACCGGAAGCCACGGAAATGGTGGCGCGGTAGACGTAAGCAGGCAGAGTGGTGTTGCCGGAAATCACCATGCCGGTGATGTCGGGGCGAGTGTCGTCCTGGCGATAAGGCGAAGGAACGATCACATCACCGGTAGCGGTGATCGCAGTACCAGAGGCACTGGACACAGCCACGTAACCGCGCTGCTGGAAGTAGCGATAGCCAGGGATGGCCAGAACAGAGGTAGGGCCGCCTTTGGAGGCATTATTGGCACCACCGTCGTTGGTATCAATGTTTTTGTACCAACCGTTCAGGGGTTCTGCCCAGTTACCTGGGTAGATTTTCTTAGCGGACAAATAAGTCATTTATCTTTCCCTATGTTTGTATGTTGCTTAGTTATCAAACGTCGCCGTCATCAGACACAAAGCTGTAAGCGGTGGTAACAAAATCCTTGTTCAGAATCTCGAAACCAGCGTACAGTTGCCAGATGAGGATGATGAAACGGCTGAAGTCGTCGTTGTTGTTGATGAGAACCTGAGCGTTCGGACCGCCGATGCCCACGCCAACGGCCTGAGGACCGAAGAAGTAACCCTGAGCAACCTCTTGGTTGGCATAAGGGGCAGCACCGGTGAAGGAGGCAGAGACGTTCTTGGTCGGGAAGTTGGTCGACTCGAAGAACTTGACGCCTTCAAACTGAACGCCAGTAGGCATCACGGGCTCACCAGCCAGGAAGTAGCCCTGACCAGCCTGGGGACCCATGTAGAAGCTGGCGTTGTTAGGCATCATGGGGTTGCCCATGTACATGCCTTGACCAGGGTTACCAGCGTAACGAGCGATCTCACGGAAGTCAGGATCACGACGCAGGTGCATCATGAAGGTGGGATCACAGATGCAACGATACAGACCATCAGAGAAGGTCGGAACGTTGCGCTTGCGCAGGTCCTTAACAACGGTCAGCAGGTCAGTGCGAACCGAGAACTGCTGAAGATCAGCGGTGTACTCAGCGCTGCTATAGGTGATTTGACCAGAAGAGTTCTTGGCCTTGCTACCAGGGAAGTAGTAACCGCCTTGGGTGGTAGAAGCTTCACCGTTGGCTTCGGCTTTGGCAAGTTCATCAATGAACACGCGATCGCGCCAGCGGCGATAGTCGTCGAGCAGGGTCAGAGAACCGATGCTCTGGTGGAACATGTTCAGGTTACCGGTGTCCAGCAGCAGACGCTGGGCGGTAATCAGAGTTTCACGAGCGATCTTGAAGGTGCTGGGCTGAGTAGGATCACCCGGATCTGCAGGGCCGGTGTACTCTTTGAGCACCACCAGGACCTTTTCCTTCGTGATGTTCCGGCTGTTGGCAGTACCGATGGTCTGGTCGGACACGCGCTCACGGCTGTCCTTGGTACCAGGGGTACCCCAGAACTTATAGCGATCCAGCTGAACAGTTTGACCGGGCTGACGGGTGAAGTCGTGAACGACCACGGGCTCCACTGCCATTTCAGCAATGTAAGCAGGGTGCGGACGATAAAGTTCCGCACCTAAGATCTTTGGAAAGTCGTTATCAATAAACACTGTTTGTTATCCTCCAGAATCTCAGGAAGGTAGTTTATCGGGTGAAAGATTCAGACATTGTTATGTCTTATCTAACACAAATTTTAGCAGTCGATAATTTATCAATTAATGACTGCTATTACTCCATCACGAACAGTTTGTTCGCAACGACTTGAGGCTGAGCCTGATTCAGAACACGCCAGGCATTCTGAGGATCACGAGCCATCATGTCATTGAAGTCGCCCCAGAAATTGCCGGGTTGCTGAGGAGCAGCGGCTGCAGGAGGAGCGGGCATTTGGCCCAGCTCAGGCTGCATGATTTGCTGAGTGGGGTAACCAGGAGTTTCCAATTGAGCCTCGTTTTCGTAAACGGGATAGGGACCTTCCGGACCGAAGAACTTCAGCGTGTAATCGCTAAGAACATCGGGGTTGGTCAGGATTTCGTTGTAGGCGAGATTTTCTTGATGCTCGTTTACAGCGAATTGAGCGTAGTTTTGAATTGTGTCACTTGCGCGATTTCCCCACGCGACGGCGCTGTCCAGCATTGTTTCCAGCTGGAGTGCGTAGTTGTTCAGGATTGCCGGAGCTTCGATCCCGAACGCGTCCATCACCTGACGGCTGTCCTGGCTCATTCCCACCAGGTCCGCGATTGCCTCCAAGGATGGAGTCGAGGAGGTTTGGGAATAGCTGGGCGAGGATGCCTGGCTGGGATATGAGGTCGGCGCTGCCGATTGTGGCGTAACTTGGGGGTTGGTCAACCCGTAATTGGCCGGGGTATAGGTCGTCGGAGCCGACTGTTGACCCTGGAACGGGGATTGAACTGGTGCGCTCAGCAGGTTCACCACCTTGTTGAACGCCGATTCCCACGGATTCGAGATCGATTCCGCCCCCTGGACCGATGGGGATTGGGGGGCGTACTGAGACGGGGCGGATTGGTAGCTGGGGCTCGCCTGGGGCACTGCTTGGGGGTAGCTGGTACCCACCTGATAAGCCACTGGAGCCGATGGCGCTTGGGGCGCTGCCACCACGTAGCTGCTTGGAGCTACCGCTACGGGCGACGGTTGGCTCGTCTGTGGGATCGATTGGACGGTAGCGTCCTGCATAACTCATCTCCTTTTGTAAGGCCTCGAGGGTTCGATACAGATATGGGGTTAAATCCAGTCTGGGATCCGCAGCCATCGGTAGATCCGGTGATTGCGGGTGAGGGGTCTGCATCATGCCCCCCACTAAGCGAGCGAATTGAGAGTATGCACCCTGTAATTCGTTCACCATCCTGAACGGGAACCCAGATAACATCTCGGCCCGTTCCTCATCCGTTTTTGACGGAAAGAGGTATTTCAGTGCTTCAATGCTATCAACACCTAATTCTTGCAGATTTCGGACAACAATGGAGTTGTTCAGAATATCTTGCGTTGAATCTTCGTAGACGGGACCCAACCAACGCCAAAGAATAGTTAGGTCACCATCAGGAATCAAACCAGTAACTCCGGGTGGAATTTGCTGAGTTTGAACCGATGCCATCATCAACTGTTTGATCTGAGTATTGAAGCCATCTAAAGCAGCTTCATACAAATCAAGTTCATCTTGACTGGCACCTTCGGATGGCTCAACTGGCTTTTCGATGCCAGCAGCTGAAGCTAACGTTTCCCGGAACATGCGTTCTTCTTGGAAAATAATTAGCTCAAGACAGCGACAAATCCCGTGGTTGTAAATGGCGTTAGCTTTTTTCTTAGAGGTAGCCGCAACCCGCCCAAATAGGGATTTGTATTCAGTAGCAGTAACACCAGCAGAAATCGAAAGTTCATCCACACCGCCAAGAGCAGTACGAATTTCTTCCCGATACTGACGAGCGAAAGCGTTTTGGTCACCAGTAATAGCATCTGGAACGATGTAGCCAACTCGGTCGTTTGGTTCCAGGTTGGCGATCACACGCGGAACTCGAATCTGTCCGTCTACACCACGCGTGATTGGATCTTGCTTAAAGGTGGAACGGCTGTACGCACTTAAGCTGCCGAAACCAGAGTTTGCTGCAATTGAAGGGCGCTGGACTGTACCATCTGTCCCCGACTCCATAAGGTCGGTTTTGGGACGAGACGAAAGCAAAGTTGGATTACCAAAGAACTGAACGTTCTTCCGCATGGTGCGGACCAACTCGTCGTGCGTAACGATATGGTTGGCCATGGCGTCAAATTCGCCAAAGCCCTCCATTGAAAAGCCCTTGGGATTGTTGAAGATTTCAACGCAAGGAATAAAACCAAGGGAGTTTTTGAAGGTTTTGGTTTTGCCGGGGTTGGCAAAGGACGGCATCTCAAAAGACATTTCGCCTTCTGAGTGTGTTTCTTCAATTTCCTTTGCTTTGATCGAAAGTTTGATATATCGTTTTGCACCCTGGTCCGCAGTAATTGCATTGCCAGTTACATTGGTGACATTGATGTTGTCACCAAAACCAAAACCACGACGAACCTTGTAGCTATAGATGATGATTACTTCCTCCAGCTCACCGTCTACGTTATAAAACGTTCGGTACTCGTGCTCGCGGAAATAATAAAGCCGGTAGTTCTGCTTGGTGGGGCGAATATAAAACAGACCCTTGCCGTCACACAAGAAGTAATCCCAGATGGAATCCAGGCGGGTATCCAGTTGGTTGTACTTCAGTACGCGATCAATAAAATCTTTGCGCTGGTTACCAAAGTTATCTTGACCTGGGAAAAATTCAACACCCTGACGGATGCCAAATAACTTCATCTGGGCCAGGTGAGAGGCTACAACGCTGGTATCAACAACCGCATTACCGTCTTTCTCGATATATGCGTTGATGATTTCCTGAAGTCTGGCATTAGAGCTAGTTGCCATTCACCGTCTGCCCTTGTTCTTTTTTGATCTTAGCAGTTTTCTTATCTTCTTTTTTCTTGCGAAGCCACCGATCAAAAAACCACAGCTCACCCGGAGTGTATAACTCGGGATTATTAAGGGCTTGTTTAATCAGTTTCTTTGTTTTCACATTACACCTCCAAAGTAAAGGCCGGCCTGACCCAGTTGAGGACCACGGTAAAACTGAGAATTTGCAACGCCCGCCATATTGCCAATTGCATTTGGAAGATTGCTGCTACCAGGTAGCACAGCACGGGGTAGCTGAGGTACCAAGTTTATTGGACGCTTATTAAATTCTTCGGTTTCTTTTCCCGGTAAAATAGGTGTTTTATTCCACGGTTGGCCGCCAGGTATTTGGAACCTGGGATCTTGTAAAGGATTGCCGGCCATCATGGGAGGACGCATGGCACCTTCGTTGCCGATACCTCCGCCGTAAAATCCACCTGGTTGCGTGGTATAAAGCATGTCCTTCTATTTCGATTTTCTTATTTTACTCGTCTTCTTCCAGTTCATACAAAGATGGATCTGCAACCTTGGTCAAAACAATCCCATCACCTTGTACGTCCCAATTCAGGATATCTCCTTCACGCCATCCCATTTCTTCTAGAAGTTCTTCTGGAAAAGTGAGGAATTGCTCACCGTTTTCATCTTCTTCTACTTCAAGGATGTAGCTCATTTTGTCAAAAGCTTTTCCATAAGCTTATCAAGTTTATTATTAATTTCGCGAAAGTTATTGTGCATTTCTTGGATTTCCCTTAAGAAGTCCACCTTCAGAACGTAGTCCAAAGGCATGCGATTAATTTGGTCTTCCAAAATGTCAATCCTTCTTTTTTGAGAATTAGTGTAATTAAACGCCTGCTGGATATCTTGGGTCTGCCGACTTAAGATCTTGTTGGCTACCCAGGTACCACCGCTTAATGCAGACGCAATAGCTGTTAAAGCTAACGCAATGTATTCGGGGCCCACGGCTTTAAGCTTGCTTTTCTTCTAATTCTAATTTCAGAAATCAAGATGGAGTTGTCCTTTTCTGGCAAGTCCGGTTACCAACCAAACCAAGGCATCGACACAGTCGTCATGACTACTGACTCCGAAATTCGTGAGTTCCTCGAAGAGATTTGTGAAGTTCCGGAATCGGTTGAAAATGATTTTACGATCTTCGAACATACCGATAATTCCCCTAAACCGTGCAAGCTTGTCTGCACGGAACCCTTTAACGGGATGCCAGATGAGGTTATACAAACCTTCGTTGTTAAGGCAAACCCGCTTAAAGTCAGCTTCGAGGGATGCCTGATACTGGACGGCTTCTGACCAAATATCACACGTTGAATACGTTGGGAAGTAATGACCGTTGTCATCTTTTCCAATAACTGACCAATCATTAAGAAGTTCTTTCATGGCATCCAGTTTCTCAAGGTTGCCCATGACCCGGATGCGGCGGTAATCAATAATATGGATGCGATCCCCAATGCGACCGCCCAAGATCATCACGGTGTAATCGTTCTTTTCCTTGACGCCAGCAGATAGGTCAACACCAATGCCAAGGGTATCGAACTCTGTTGCAATCTCCGCCTTAACAATAAGTTCAGGTGCCAGGGACAGTTCGTTCTGCCTGACGACCTGATTCATGTACTGAAACGAGAAGGCAATCGGTGCTTGTCGTTTCTTTTCTTTGAGGTAATCCAACGACCACATCTCTGGCCAATAGGATTCTTCATCGCCAGTTTTGGGGTCTGTCTGGATGGCAGAAAGAACAATCTGCGTCCAGTTATTCTGCTCGTTAAATGTGGTGGAATGAATGTCATCATGTCGGAAGCGTGTCCCAAGACAAATCGCCCTGGCCCCCTCGAACATGGTGGGAGCAATCACCGCGTTCCAGTTGTCCTGCATCATCTTTCGGATGTCAGGGTTTGAAATATCCGCAGCAGATTTAATGGCGTCATCAATCATCACAAGATGAGAACGCTTGGAGGTCACCGAACCTTTCAGACCTGCAGCACAGAGAGTGAACTGTTCATCACCGGTTACGTCAATTCCAGCAAACTTATGGTCAATGGACCAGTACTCATTACTGGTGACGTTCTTCAGAAGGCGAACAGTAGGGAAAACTTCCTGATACCGTTTGCTTTCAATGATGCGTTTAATAGTTGCAGATTTTGAACGTGCAATATCAACGGTGTATGAGAGATAGAGGATCTGAAGAGGAAGTTTAGCCTGTGCGTGGATGCCAATAGCCCATGCCGTCAACAAACCAAGTACCGTGCTTTTGGCTGAACCACGGGGCGCAAGAAGATCAATGTTGGGGCCAGCAATTTTAATCAGGCAGTTGCTGTCTTCATTCGTGATGAAATGACGGTGCCAATCCAGGTGGTGTTTAGCAGGTTTCTTCTTCTCATCCATAAACTCGCAGAAGTAACTAAAATCTTCGCGAGCACGCTCAATAGCTTCTAAGTTCTTCTGTGGCTTAACGTTATACTTTTGCGCAGCAGCTTTTGCATTACGCCGGTACGCAAGATGAACGTATGAAGGCACAGGACTGTTTCAGAGTATTACTAAATACTAACCGAAAGCTCCAGACCTGAATGGATCTTCTGTTTGAGCACGGCGGCGATATTCATCTGCAGCCTGGCTTGCAATCAATGCTTTCTGTTCATCAAAAGCAGGAGCTTGCGCTTCCCTAACAGGACCTTCCCATGTATCTAAATTTCCGCGACCAGAATTTCTAACTGGATTTGAATTAATCGGTTTATTAATATTGCGTTGATAATCTTGTTCTAATTGTCGTTGCCAAGCAGGTTTTGATTGATATCGCACTTGAGCAATTTGCTCTGTCTCTTCACCACGGGGGCCTCGTTCTTTAAACGTTTCTTCCCCTCTTGGCCCACGTTCGGGAATTTGTTCTTGAGGAGCGTTTTCTTGCAACGCTTGCCGAGAAGATTGGTTGCCAGCCGCTGCTTGTTGTTTTAAAATTTCAATATTTTTTTGAATGGTTTCATTAGCGCGGGCACGGCGATAATCTTCTCGGCCTACATTTTCTATGCCGTATTGCTGAACTTCGTAATCTTCGGGGGTTGCAGCTCGCTCAAAATACGTGTAATTACTTTCTAAGGGAATCTCAAATCCCATTTCAATTAATTGTTGTCTATAAGCAGCCCGTGAAGGGGCTTCAGCAGTGCTTTTATACTTTGCATTGGCCAATGGAGTTTTATATGCTGTTTGGAAGATATTTTCCCTAGCTGCCATTGCGTCATCGTACGCTTTTAATCGGGCAAGAGTATCAGGGCTATTACCGGAATAGCCCATAGCAGCAGCCTGAGGGTTATTACGCAAAGCAACCGCGCCAATAGTCATAACATCATTAGGCACTGGGTACTTTTCTAATTCTTTTTGATAACGTGAATATAAATTACTGCTTAAGTTATATCCTAAATTTTCTCTAGAAAAATATCCTCCATATTTCCCAAAATTGGGCGCATATGAAATATTAGGTCCAAGTTTTGCTGAAGGAAATTCGGCGCTAGGGAATTGAGGTGCAGGTTTTGTTTGCGCTTCATATTGGCGTTTTGCTTCGCCATAAAAACCCATTTCACGTTTATCTTCTTCGCTTAACTGAGCCGACTCAATCTGCTTGCGTTGTTCTGGAGTGAGTTGATTTAAATACTGTTGAAAAAAATCAGACGCTGCCGGTTTTGGAGCAGGCTCAACAATTGAACGTGTTTCAATCTCAGGAGAAACACTGGCTAATGTTTCACCGCGAGGACCAGTCTGCTGTGGAGCTTTGGCTTGTGGTACGTATGCTCCTTTAGGAAGATATGGATTTGCGCCGGGTTTAGCATTTGGGTTGCCACGATACCATTCGGCAGCACCCATGCCATAAGTCTTGAGCATCCAGCTATATAAGTTTTCGTTAACGACCATTTACCCAAACCTCCCTTGATCAAACATTTTTAAAGGACCAAATGCGCCTAGGGGAGCAAAGTTGGTTGGCTCTATTGTTTGTTGATTACTCATAGAAGCCGTCAAGGCTTCTGGTTCATAAGTAGAAGAATAAGGTTTCTGGCCAGAATTCAATAAGGTCTGAAACAGCTCATCATTCTGGGCAGCGTAACGAGACCGAAGACTTTGGGTGTAGTTCTTGACGCGTGCTAATTCCTTTTCGTTGAGAACGTCCCCAGCACTACTACCTGGCATCTTTCGGGCTCCCATCTCACTTCTCCTTACGGCGTTTTTGCTCTTGATATTTACGCGCTTTATCTAATGCCGCCCGACGTTTTTCTTTGTCGGACATCTCAGAGCCATCCTCATTTTTGGCTTCTTTCTTCTTGAAGTGCTCAAGAAGTTCAGGCGGCATTTTACTTTTTGACATATCAGATGTTACCCGCTTGATACTGCTTCAGACGGTCAAGCAGTTCTTGGTAAGAAAGAATACCAAGTTGACCTTCCTCACCAGGAGCTGGAGCTGCGATGCCAGCTTGTCCTTGAGGACCAAAGCGAGCTTCAAATTGAGAAATATCATAATTCTTGCCTTGACCGCGAGCCCGCTCAAACTCAGAAATCATCTCAGCTTGACGTTGAGCACCTGAAGCCTCACGGCGTCCAGGCTGGCGAGACATTGCTTGAGCCTGGGTACTTGCGTCTTGAAGACGACGGTTAAACGTTTCTTCATCTTGGAAACGCCGACGACGCTCTTCTTCTAATCCAGCGGAACCTTCCATGCCACGGGCCGCACGATTGCGTTCTGCTTGAGCACGCATTAAGGCTTCTTGTTGCTGAGCTTGGGCCATCTGCTCTTGGAACATTTCCATCTGTCGAGCACGCTCTTGAGTAGCCCTTTGCAACTCAATTTGATTATCTTGTTGTGAACGTGAAGGACGACCAGCAAAAGGAGAGCGTCCAGTCCCAGGAACGCCAGGAGTATCACTTACGCCTGGAGGAGTAATTGGTGTGAAAGTATAAGAAGGACGAGAGGGAGAAGATGCACCACCTGACTCTCGGGCTTTTGCCTCTGCTTCCCGTGCTTTTGCAAGTTCATATTCACGTTGACGCTGAAAATCAGCCTCACGCTGTCGCTCTTGCTCCATCTCTATTTCAATTCTGCGCCGATCATCATTGGCGCCACCGGAATTAAATTTATCTGCTATTTCGTAAAGAGCAGGATTATTAGGACCAGGTGCTTGGTTTGGATTTGCGCCGCCCATTGGTTTTCTCCTTTATTAATCAGCGATTTTGAAGACCACGAACTTTATCAATCATCTGCTGATACTCGGGAGTACCAACATCAGGCATCCTGGTAGTACGGCCAGGGCCAAACTGAATCCCTGAGCGCAGCCCTTCACCGCGACCTGCACCACCAAAGGAAGCACCAAACACACCAGCACCACGCTCTACGGCGCCGCCTGGGGTTGTTTCAGCATTAACGCCACGCTCTGCCGCGCCACGCTGCATGTTACGGAAAATCTCTTCCCGACGACCCGTGCGATCACGCTCACGAGTAATTTCCTGGCGCTGATAAGCCATCTCCTCTGCACCCGTAGGCGGGTTAATGGCTGGACCAGGTGCTTCATTCGGGAACATCGAAGCTTTACCTGTTTCGGGCCTAGAGGCTTGGGCGGCACTCATGCGAGCAGCTGCACTACCGGCTAAGCGTGGGTTCTGCGTTTGGGCGCCCATGTCTCTTTATTCGTTGAATAATATTTTAGGCGGAGTAACTTTACTCTTCTAGTTGCATTCTAGCCCATACACTCATTGATGCTTCCTGCAGGGGACCTTCAATTGGGTCGTCTTTAAAGATAAACATCAACTCACGAATGGCGCGATCAGCACCAGCCATCAAGAGGCCCTTGCGGTCCCTGGCGGAGGTGAACTGATCAATCTGAGCAATAGCGCCGCGTAATTCTTTTTGCATGCTGGCAGTACGCGCCACGCCTGCATCACGCTTAACGACACCCTGCTCAACGGCTTCCCTGAGCTTGCGGATGTCTTCCTGCATCTCGTCAATCTCATACAGAAGGGTTTTACGGTGATCAACCTTCTTGTAATTGCCGTTGACCCAGAGATCGCATGCAACGATGCTTCCGGTATACCCAAGGAAACGGGCATACAAGAAGCACTCGATTACAGAATTATTGTCCTTAGCAAAAGAGCAGAAGGATTCCTGAACAGAAGCATCGAGATTATCGACCCAATGGTCGAAGACCTCAATATCGATAAGCTCGTTGGGCCTGTTGGTAATCGCGCTCTTCGTCGCGGCGCCTTTCTTCACCGGTGTAACCGATAGTTTTGCGCTCTTGCTCTCCGACATCTTCTGCTTTTTTCTTTGAGAATTCGTAGGCTACACCAGCTGCCTGGCGATATTTGTCAATATCAAACCAGTCATCTGTGTTATAAGTATCCGTGATATCACCGGAAACCGTGGTAGCCATTCTAATAACTCAAATCAGAAGTTGCTCATCATACCGGCCAGACCGGTAGCAAAGATGTCGCGACGGTTTTCAACGCTCTTCTGGCGCTGTTGGCGTTGCTTCGAGGACTCAAGACGCTCAAGCAGCTGCTCGAACTTATTAATGTCGAAATAATCTTCAGTGGTGCTGCCAGCAACAGTCATGTTAGTTCCATAACTAATGAATTAATTATAAGAGGTATTTTCCTAGAAACTAAACGCGTTAACCAAACTCTTGTAGATATCACCCTGTGCAGCAATCTTCTGAACTTCCTTGGCACCTTCGTTCTTGAGTTTCTGGGTCTCCTTGTCAATCTCACCTTGGAGATTGGTCAAGCCAGCGCTGTACAAGAACTGACGGGAGTCACGCACGTTCTGCAGCTGTTGCTCCAGCTCTGCAGGAGTTCCTTCAAACTGGTCAGCAAACGAAGGAAGCGCAACCTTGGTGCGTTCAGCCAGGTCTCCGCCATATGTTGGTAGCAAGCTCTTATCAAACTTAAAGGTACGTTTACCAGTGCCAACTCCTTCTGCATCTTTAATTTCGTCACCATACATGGTGTCGTAATAAGAATCCAGATAGCTGCGGTTAAACTTCTTCTGGTATTCCTGACCCTTGTACAGAGATTCCTTGAGGTCGTTAACGGTCTGGTAGTAACCACCCTTAAACCGCTCCAGGCCAGCAGTCTTCTCTTCTTCGGTTGCTTTACGACCCAAGATTTCTTCGTACGCTGCGCCTAAACCGGTTTGGAATCGTTTGGGTGCAATGTCCTCCGAATACAGTTTGGCGAACTGATTGACATCACCCTCCTTGCCGAACATGTCGTACTTGGTGGTGTACTCACGCAAGTAGTCCTGAGCCTGCTGGAAGTTAATTAAACCGCCGCGCAGCTGGCTCTCAATAGAAGATTTGAAAGGATCATAACCAGCAACCGCGCTAGCTTCTCTGGCAGATTCTTTAGCTGCAAGCGCTTTTTCTTTATCAAGAACGCGTTGTTCTTCTCTGGAAGTTTTATCGCGATAAAACTGTTTATCTGCTTCAGAATACTTAAGCTGTTCTTGCTGTAATCCGTATAGCTGAGCATGTGATTGCTGCTGGAACGCAAGCTGCTGCTGCGCCATCGATTGGTTAAACGATGCAGCAACGTCAGCACGTTGATCAGCTTTAAGGTCTAATGTATAGCGACGTTCATTGGCAAGTTTTGTTTCCGCCATTTGAGCGTTGCGGAACGTTTCTTGACGCGTTGCTTCTTCCCGTTCGAATTGAAGCTCTTGTTCCCGGACGCGCCGATTCTCAGCTGCTACTTGAGCTGAATTATCTTGTCCGCCTCCGCCGCCACCCATATCTAATAATTGCCAGGAATTGTTTTTATTTTAGCCCAGGCCTCATCCATAAGGCCCAAAACCAGCAGAGTAGTTACCAAACATCTTATCCAGGACACCACGGTTAATTGCAACAGCTTCTTTAATGCGTCCTTCACGGTTTTTACGGGAAAGCTCACGTGCATCTGGAGAAAGAGCAATACCGATGTCCTGACGCTGACGATATCCTTCTTCTGCGGTCGCCATGGGAGCTTCAAAGAACGCACGGAACTTGCCCGCACGCTCGGCCAGCTGCTGGTTTTGCGTGTTCAATAAACTGTTGTTTGCAAATGCGTTATCTGCTACTCGTAATTGATTGCTGGTATCAATGACAGAATTAAGCGCATCCATGGATTTACCAGCAATGCCCTCACGCATCCTGGCGGCGCTACCAATCAAGTCACGTTGAATTGCCCCTTGATTTTGAGTCAAGAAGGCATTCATGCCATAAATGTAATTATCTGTTCTTGCATCTTGAGCTGCTTTGACATTCATCAAATCAGCAATTTGACGGTAACCACGGTCCAGACGGTTCTGGCCCATGGCCATTGCCGTGCCGTACAACGAAGCCTGCGATGCAACGTTCTGAGCGTTGGCCATCATTCGGGCAGCACGCTCTTGGGCTTGGCCTTGGAAAATGCCACCGACAACACTGCCGACAGCCCCTAGACCAAAACCTCCGAATGTTGCCCAATCAAATGCCATGCCGCCACCTTTTGTTGCAGAAGAAAGATAGTTTGCTGGTTGTGAAGGGCCTGCCACTTCTTTCTTCCTTTTATTTTAAATTAGAAGGTTTAAAAATAAGTAGGAGCTTGCTGCACCTGAACCGCAGGAATGTTATAAGGAGTGCGAGCAGCAGCAAAAGCAGCGGCCATACGATCTCCAGAGGCGCCAAGGGCATCAGCAGCGTAACGTGCAGCTTCCGGTGTCCCGTACGGATTCATGGACATTGCAATACCTTTAGTTAAATCACTTAAACCGGTGCTTAAGGTATTAAACATCAGGGATTTCCAACCCTTTCGCGTTTGTTCTTTATCTGCCTGCTCAAGCCGGCGCTTTATGAATCCTTCGTCAAACTGCATCATGGTGGGGGCCATGAGCGTATTGATTGTGGCGTAGTTTAAAAACGCTTCTCGTTCTTCTTTAGGAACCGACTGAAACATTTTTTGGAAATCTTCATAGCTTCCAGAACCCAGAAAACCCATGGGCCTGGTGCCAGCAAGATCAGAAGTTACAGAAGGTCCGGTAAGAGCGCCAGCACTATCTGGGTTCAAATAACCAGCCCATTTACCTGCATTAAAGGCCATGGATCAATACCGGAAGGTGGACGATGCGTATGGATTGCTGGTCATCATGGTACGCAGGTTTTCCCCGGCTTGGGCCTGAGCACCACCTGCAAGCTGGAAGGCATACTGCTGACGATTCAAAGCGCCAGTCAGTTGACCAAGTTGTTGATTCAGTTGCATCTGACGTTGCATGTCAGCGTTCTTCATTTGGTTGGCATAAGGCATCAAAGCCGCAGCCTGTTGAACCGGAATATCAACACCAGAAAGGCGCATCAGTTCAGCAAGCTGCTTTTGTTCGGCAGTTAAATTGCTAAGACCAACACCTTGGGCTTGACCCGGAATGATACCTGGAGTTTGACCAGCTTCGCGTTCGCGCTGCTCTTGACCGCCAAAAATTTTGCCAGGTAAAGAAGCAACTGCACCCGTAAGGCCGGCGGCAGCCGTTCCTAAACCAGCTTGCGTAATTCCACCAATTAAGGGGGCGGCAAGTTTTGCTGGGCCAGGAAGCATAGCTGCAGCACCACGAGTGACTGCGGCGCCTACTGGAGCAGCGGCACGGGTAGCAGCGGCACCAACGCCAACTTGAGCGGCACCAGTCATTGCTTGACCAAGGTCACCACCGGTAATACCACCAGCAATATTTGAAACACCAGGAGCGATTGCAGCACCATATTTGGCGGCGCCGCCAGCAAGAGCACCAGCCCCTTTCAATTTATTAAGAAGTTCCTGGAAAAAACGAGGATCTTGTTCTGCAGAGCCTGGAGCACCCAGGCCGGAAGTTAAAGGACCAGTGCCATAAGGAACCATGGCGCCGCCGGGCATACCCGACTGAGGCGCTTGGCTAGACCCAGCTGGGTAACCGACGTAAGCCATATTTAAAAGCAGCTTATGTTTCTAGATGTTTTAATTTTATCAGCCTACATACCTTGCTGATAATCTCCTAACTCTTCAAGTTTAGGGCGATTGGCTGTGGCAATAACTTCATTAATTAAGTTACCGGCTGTAACGCCTGCAACAGAACCAGCTAAGCCGCCAACAATGCCACGGATGGCCCCCTGGCGTCCGGGGTAAAACTTAACCACTGTCTTGCCTTCCGGCGTAACGGCACGGCTTTGAACCATAGCCTGACGAGCTGCAATCGAACCGGCGGCAAAACCGCCAACCATAGGAAGCGTGACGGGAAAGCCCAGCATGCGGGCTTCTGGATATCCCTGTAAGTTTTCAGATGTTGCTTTAATCACGCCCAGATCAAGCAAACCGCGTTCGTTGTAAAGAAAATTTTGGTAATTTGCGTAACGTTCTTTGGTTAAAGAAGGAATATCTTGTTTTGCGGTTTCGTACTTGAGGGGTTCGCCGGTGCGGCCCATGAAAAAACGTTCCACTAACTCTTGTGCTGGCTGCGCAGTTTCACGCCGATCTTCCGAGCCAGGCTCAGAATACGTTTGGGCATATCCTTTGGGCCGGAAAAATTCTCCTGGATTTAAAATGTTGTAGGTACCAGCGGCGGAGATGGCTGGAGACGCAATTGCCAAAGCTGCTGCAGCCCGTGCTGTCGGAGATTTAATAGGATTAACGCCATACTCAACACTTTTTTGAGCAACGGCCAGTGGATGGTTGTAACGCCACCAATAAGTACGCGAACCGTCGTTGGCTGCATCAACAATTAAACGAGATGCATAAGCACCCAAAAACTGAGCAGGGGTTTCTTTAAGAGAAACACCCTGCATACCAACCGCCGCTTTAAAACGAGGATCTAAAATGCTTTGACCATAACCAAGACCACCAGTATCTGAAGTTCTTTGAGCAACATCCGCTTTAAGAACGCCCGTTTTAACGCCTTGATAAACACCTTCAAGTTTTCCAAGAATGTCCTTAATTTGGAAATTCATCGCAACGCACCCCCACGCATGATGCCGTAGGGATCAAGGGAAGGATCGACGCGCCCAAGCGTTGATTCAATTCCTTGCATTTGGAACATGGTCCCAGGGGAAAGTGCTTCACCCTGCAGATTGTTGATCAGATCACGTTGAAGAAGTTGTTGCTCTGCAGTCAGCGTTTGATCCATAACCACAGGCTCGGCCAACATTTGTTGAAGCTGTTGTTGAGACATGTTGGCAATATGAGAGCCGGCAACCATAGGAGCGGTGGCCAGGGTTGCGCCAATGCTGCCAGCACCCATTGCGATGCTCTGCAAGGTCGACATCTCACCTGGCTTGGAGCCAGCAAGAACATTGGCAGCGCGTTGACCGGTTACTTTTGACAACATCTGCGGTGTAACTTTTCCTGCAAGACGGGCACCTGCAGTTGAGAGACCAATGTCCAACGCACCTGTTGCAAGGGATGGTCCCAGGCCGCCGCCGGCCAGCGCCGTAAATCCGGCAGTAAGAACCGAGCTGGGAATCGATGCCTTTGCCGCTTCTCTAGTTGCAGGCGCCATCATGGCCTGACCCATGCGGGAACCAAGGATTCGCTGTAATGCTTGACCCGCAAATTTCATTTTATTGACACCCTTTTTATCATTATAGTTTTACGTATTTTTGATAACTTGTTCTTCAATTATTTCTCCTTCTTTTTCTTCTTTTTTCACCTCCACTGGTTTCATCACTCCCTTCTTATCCAACAGCTGGGCAATGGACATCTTGCCTTCTATTTCATTATCTACGCGCTGCTCCGCTGCCGACATCAGATATCCATTGGGATCGGGATTCTTCATGCGTGGCATAGGGTTCTTAGCAACCTTGTCAGGACGCATGGTTGGACTTAATCGGTAAGCTTCAACCCACACCGGATTAAAGTCCGGTTGATCCTGAGGGCGTTGATCTGTTAATGCCCGGCCTTCGTTGAAATCATATTCCATAGGACGATTAAAACGTCCCAGGCCTTCAAACAACTCATACTCTCGCGTTACTTCCGTATTGTCATCAAAAAATGGAGAGTTTGAAACAAAATTAAGATCTGGGTTTAATGTACGCTTTCGCGTCATCATTCGCTTTAAAAGATCCGTTTCTTTAAAACGTGATGGGTTCCAGGGGTATTCACCTGTATCCGGTTTGGAACGGAACAGTTCGTCAAAATTTAAATTTGCACGAATCTTGCCTTGGGTATTAAACGGGTTGGTAATATAACGTCCAAGGTCAAGCCGATGATCTTTGGCCATTAACCTTTAGCCTTTTTCTTGTTATGTAATCCTACCAACGTTTTGCGAAGATTCGCCTGTTTCACCGTCTTCTCGTCGTACTTCTCAGGGTTGGTAAGAACGTTTTCTTGCAGCTGAGCAGTGGTGATTCCTTTCTTTTTGGCTTTAGCGGTGAAGGCGCCTTCCTTCATCTCTGTGCCTTGAATCCACTTCTTGTCCTTTTTCTTTTTCTCTTCAGCCATTAGATCAGACCCTGCTTGAAACGAGTGAGGAAGTTTTCAGCCGCACCAGGCTCATTTGCTAATTGTAGCGTCCGCAATCTGGTTGACACCTCTGCAGATGCACGTTTCTTCAGTTGTTGTTCAGCGTTGTATTTATCAACATCACTGCCGTACATGCTGAGTTCACCAAGCTGTTCGCTCGATAACCTGGAATAAGGGTTTGGCAGATCTTCTAACCTAGGTTTGCCAGTGAGTTCAGTAGGACGACGCTCGGCAGCAGGCGAATACTCGTAACCCAGTTCGCCATATTCTGATTCACCAAACTCGCCACGTTTACGCACGGCACCAGATGCGTACTTGCGTTCCAGGCCGTAGACGCCCATGCCACCGCCTTCCTCTTCAATATCCTCACGAGTGATGCGGCCCATGCCACGGATGCCACCTTCGTAGCCAGCTTGCTGAGAAGCAGGCTTGCTGACGCGCTCAACATCGCCCTGACGCATCTGTTCCACAGAACCAATATTTTCTACAACTGAGAGTGCACTGGGCATACCCACTCGCTCAATGCGACGGGTTTCTTCCTGCAGTGGCGCCATTACCTCCCGGCCTTCAGGGAAGTTTGCTCGCATGTTCTCCAGAAGTTGCTTCTCCAGTGCTTGACCGGCAAAACCTTCGGCAGCTAAACGACGGCGCTCATCACCACTGCGGGTACGTGCCACATCAATTGGATCGATCTCACCCCGCTCTTCACGAATGATGCGCTCAGCGGTGTTCTTCAGCTCCATGGCGCGGGCAATACGCTCATTCACCTGAGCAGTTTGACGACGGTTCTCAGGGCCGTAGTCGTAATCAAGATCAACTTCCTGTGCACGCAAGTAGCGTTTCCCTTGATCCACGAGTTGACCAAGGCGCCCGGCAGATTCAGCCTGATCCACCGGCACACCGTCAGGTGTCATCGATGCCGCAACATTAATGTTGTTGGTTGCGTCCTCTAACTTATCAATGGCACCAATGTTGAGATCTTCGTTGCGTTGCAGTTGTTGCCGCACCCGACCAGTTGCTTGATCTTCGCCAGATTCCAAAGCATTGATTGCTTGATCAACGTTGAACGGACGTTTAGTTTGTTGTGTTTCAACCAGGGAGTCACCACGGAGTTCATCCATGATTCGCAGCGCTTTGCCCTGCAACTCCATTTTATATTCACGGACAGAAGAACGAACGCGCTGATCAGTACGCGCTTGCCGTTCCACAAGTTGATTATATTCCGTCAGCAGGCGATCAACGACATCACCTTCGGGTTCTGTTGCCTGTTGTACGTACTTAAACAGGTTTTGCTGCGCAGGTGCCGCCGATAATGGCCGAGATTCAGCTTGTGCTATCAATTCACCTGCTTCTTCTGCTGAAACTGCAGCGGGTGCACGCAATTCCATCAAAGTTGTTTTGACACCAGGGATCTCTGGCTGGAATGTGCCACGGCGTGCTTCTGCCGCACGCAATAAACCTTCAGTTGCTGCTTGACGGCGGGCATCTGCCACCTGCCGTGTCAACATCTCTTTAGGATCCGGGCGATACGCAACAAACTCCTCTTCTGCAGCCGGCAAATAACCAAAAGCACTGCCACCGGTCAAATTACGTTGACCAAGAGGGGGTGCAGCTGAAGGTTGAGGTTGGGTGGGAGGCCGGGGAATGGGCGGCCGCGCGGTTTCTCCACCGACTTGCTGGGTGACACCCCTGAGCCTTGGGATGGGTTGGGCTGCACGCCTAACCATTTCCTCCTGCACCGCCACGTTTACCGGGCTTACAGCCTGTCTGCCGCGTAATGTACGGAATCCTGCGATGCCTGCCGCCAGTGCACCGGCACCGAGCGCAATTTTGCCCAACGTATCGACGATCCCACCCTCTTCTTTGGGTTGCTTGAGCTGATTACGCCGCCATTCCATGACTT